TGGGTTACCGAGTAAGTCGCCACCGTTCAGAGTCGCCTGGAGGGAACGAGCTTTAGACAAGCTTGACGAACTTGCTTGCGTCAATCATCAAGGTGGAGAAGTAACCACGGAACTTGATGTAACGCGATAGCGAGCCGTCAGCAGCTTCGACTTGGATTGCACCCTTTTGCTGCTCGAAGATTTCGAAGCCATCCGGGTGTCCGACGATTGCAGTGTCGGCTGCAAAGTTGCGGTCAACGACGACGCTGAGGCCGAATGCATTGCCGACGATTGCGCCTGGTGATACTGCACCAAAAGCGTTCATTGGGCCGATTTGTGGGAACAATGGACGACCGGCATCATCAACCAACTTGCCCAAGAAAGCCCAGTTGTTGGGCGAAAGGAACAAGTGGGTCGGCAGGTTGCCGTTGCTCGAGCTCAGAATTGTTGAAGCTGCATTGTAGATTGCGCTGATCCAGTCAGCTGCAACAACGCGGCTTGTGATTGGCTCTGAAGCCGATACGCCTGCAAGCAGTGCATCTGCTGCTACGTCATCGGTCTGGTTGGCGTAGATGCGCGCCATGTCATCGACCAGCAGGCCGAGCACTTCCGGCTCAGTCCAGTCCATGTCCTCCTCGGACAAGCGAACGTATCCGCCGTACACGCCCTTGGTGACGTTGTTGTTCTGCACAACGAACGTGCCCTGGTCGAGGTTGGCGTTTTCGCCGTTGGATGCACCGATCGTGGTGTGCGTTGTCACTGCTGGGCGACGGAACACTTTGCCACCACCGGGCATTGCCTTGACACCGATTGCGTCAACGACCGGGCGCAGGCCACGGAAGTTGTTGTACACCGGGCCAAGGATGGGCTCGGGCAGGATGCCGGGTGTGTCGGTCGTGACTACATCGGGCGCAGCAGCCTTGATGTTGGCAAGGAACTCTTGCGCTTCGGAGCCACCGCGGATGATCTTGCTGATGTACTCAGCAGCTGATGGCAGCTTGAACTCTTTGCGCGGTGCAGCGAACAGCATTTGTGGTGCCGGTGCTGGTGCAGGAACTTCAACTGGTGCTTCGACCTTGACTTCGGACATTGTGGTTGTCTCCTCTTGTGGTTCGGTCGCTGCAACCTCTGTAATCATAGCGCCCTTGAATGCAGGTGCTGTTACCAATGATAACTCCACCCAATTCGCTTTTTTGATGATCATGGTGCCATTGTCGTCGTAAGTCGCGTCAACTACGTCAACGCCAACCGATACCGAGTCCACGGCCTCGTCCTTGATGAGCTCGAGCATGTCATTGCCCTCGGAGGTGGCGCTGATTCGAGCTGTGAACAACATGCCTTCCTCGGAGTCCAGGCGGCCTGTGACTACGCCGACCGGCTGCTCAGAATCGTGATATTTCAACAGTTTCGGCTTCTTGCCGGTCACTGGCAGGGCACCGCGCTCAAACTTGACGCGAGTACCGTCACTGACGGTGGCCTCGGTATCCCAAGGTACGGCAACACCGCTGATCGAGCGTGGCTTCTCGCCATCCTCGGCAAGCACAAACGTGTTTTCGGCTGTTAGGCGAATCATGATGCCTCACTTTCGTCATTAGAGGGTAGCCCCCGAGCCGGTGCAGCGTTGTCCGACTCGGGAGACATTTCGGCTTCCTCCAGGTAACTCTCCACGTCTAGGTAAATGTAGCGACCGCGTGGTGTGACGCTGTTCTGGCTGAGAGTCTGCTCGATGCAGTCAATGAACGGTTTGGCACCGAATAGGTACAAGTCTTGTCGAGCTTGCTGAGCATTGGCATATGTCATCCCTCCACCAGTCGGTGCTCCAACCAGGTACGGAGGAATATTTGCAAGTCGTGCCATCTCGAGCGCCTGATATGTGCGTGCCTCGGTCAGCTGCAACTTGCTTGGATCCATGTACGACTCTTTCCAATCGACGTATTGGTTCAACGCAGCGATGGCATTGTTGTTTCGTGCAGCTGCAAAGCCTGCAGCGAGCTCGCTCAGCTCCTCGCCACTCAACGGTTCGCCTTCGGTCTGTTTCAGCACTCCGGCTGGTGTCTGATTCTTGGCAAAGCGTTCGGCGCTGGTGTCCAGGTTGATGTTGGTACGGATCGAGCGTGCACCCATCGTTAGCAAGCCTTGGATAGGGCTGAGAAACTGCACTACGTCATTCGGGTCAAGCCGGTAGCCGTTGAAATAGATTTCTTTGCTGGGGCCGAACCACTGTCCGCCCGCTTGGTCACGTGTTTGCACGTTGTCGGCCGGGATCCACGTGAACGTCGCTGGGAAGCCGTTGCCGAATCGGCTGGTCACAACCCAAAATGCGCGTCCGTAGAACAGCAGGTCATCAGTCGTCCAGGACATGATGAAGTTCCGTGTCACGTTCGGGTCGGGCTGATGAAACCACGTGTCATCAGGTAGGTGCACGTCCTCGTAGTCCTCGCCCACCCACTGTTTTGAGTATTGGTGAATCTCTAGGCAGCCGACCATCGAGCAGATCAGGTCACGTGCCCGGCTGATGGTGGGTATCTGGATTGCCGCCGACCGATTGAAGTCGGTGGTGTAGGTCATGAAGTTTCCGACAAGCGGATTGCCAGCAGCGCCAGCCGCGCCTACTTCAGCCTTTGTGTTATTAGCGACAGCGCGCTTGAGAGAGAATCCAGCCATTGTGCAGTTGAGTCTAGGCGCTCGATGCAATGACGGGTCGGTTGACCATCGGGCGTGGTCGGCTCATCATGCCAACAGCCCACACCAAGCAACGTGCCAGCTCAATCGGCCCGGACGATTTCTGCGACGACAACGCGATAGCGCCGGGAGTACGAACCGCCACAGCTCGACCAACATGCTCAGCCAACATCGTTTCACCAGTGTGCTTGACGCGACCTTCGTTGATCAGATTCTTGACCATCGACGTGTACCGGCTGATTTCCTGATACCCGACCAGCACCCTGCGACGTTGCAGATCGGAGGGGCAATTGGTGTCCAGTGTCGGCGTGATAGCAACTTGCAAGCCTGAGTTGGAGGCCAACTGGTGTCGAATGTTATCCCAGACCTGTGTGATGGTTTCGCACATGAATGCGACAGTCGCAGTCAGCATCCCAGCAGTATTCGCGTTCACACGTACAGCCACGTACCGGCCATCGTCTAAGGAGACTTCCACGGCGAGCACGCCGCCAGGCAAGGGTGGCAAATCGGTACGACAGGACTCCCACCGTCCAGGTGGCAGCCACGAGAGCTCTGATTGCACCCATAGGTTCACGCTAGAGCGCAGGAAGCCAGCACGATTCGGCCCTTTGGATTCAGATTGAACTGTGCGTATGTCGAGCGTGTGCCCGAGTGCCGGATTGGCGTACTCCCATGCAGCTTCGCTCATCGGATCTAGTTCAGGTGGTGGGCTGTATTCAGCCAGGTACACACTGCCAGTGCTTTCACCCGAGTCGATGGCGCGTATGCCTTGTTCACGCCAACGCAACATTGCAACGCTGTCCTCGGTACCGGCAGTACTCCACATTGAGCACAACGGATTGGGCCTGGCACGTTGCGTCGGCAATAGGCCGATGTCCAATGTCTCTGAGTCAATGCCGAACACTTCGTCGGCAATGATGAGATCGCAGGACATACCGTGACCGCTTGATGGCCTGGCTGCTTTGACGTACCACTTGGAGTCACCGACCTTGATGCTGTTGCGACCATACGCCCAAACAGCTTTGACACCAAACTTGGCCTCGATGATGGGTGCCAAATCCTGAAACAGTGCGGTGGCTAAATCAAGCCGGTGGGCCGTAGTCAGGATTGTTTGTGGGCCGACCTGCAATGAATACTTACAGAGCCACCAGGACAACAGACTTTTCAACGCGACGGTTTTTCCATTTTGTCTGGCAACGGACACAAGTGAAACATGGTTGAGGAATTGCCCTTCGGCATCCACTGCCAGTTGATTGTTGAGAACATGCCTCTGCCATGGCATGAGCTCCACTCCGAGAATGCGCTGAGCCCAATCTGCAACTTCCGGGCCGTAGCTTCCGGCAGCATCCGTGATGATCGTTTCGATTCGTGGCAGGTCATGACCTTTCCCTTTCCGCTTCGGGCTTTCCCCTTGGGATAACGAGAACCA